TAGGGTTATAGGGGGATTTAAAAAGGGGGAAGAAGGGTTGGGAGAGAAAGAGAAGTTAGATAAGTTGCTGCATGAGTTGCAAAAGCGGAGTGTAGACCGTATGTGTGACCAGGATGTTTGGAAGACTGTGGACCATCGTTTATTGGTTCAGGTTTTAGATGCAGTGAAGCGAGCGCGGAAAGAGTGGCCGTCCAATGAATGAAGCAACGGTAAGGGTTCTGTTCAGCTCTAAGACGGTGGAATGGAGTACACCTGGGGCGTTCTATGAAGAGCTGGATAAAGAATATGGGTTTACGTTAGACCCGTGTGCTGACAGCGAAAACGCAAAGTGCGCGCGGTACTACACGAAAGAAGACGATGGGCTATCTAAGAGCTGGGGAGGGGAGCGGGTGTTTTGCAACCCCCCTTATGGCCGAGACATCAAGCACTGGGTAAAGAAGGCCTACGAAGAGAGCCTAAAGCCCGATACCCTGGTAGTCATGCTCATCCCCTCGCGCACCGACACAGTGTACTGGCACGACTACGTGATGAGAGCGCGGGAAGTGGCCTTTGTACGCGGAAGGCTGAAGTTCGGAGGGTCACCTAACCCAGCGCCCTTTCCATCGGCTGTAGTGGTGTTTGACGGCTCCATGCTGCCGCCCACCATGACCGCACTGTAAAAGACCCCCTTCATCTCAGCCTGCTTTTTGTGCTTGACACACAATACCTACCTATGTAACATGCCCTATGTAACCAACCGGAGTAAGGCATGTCATCAGAAGAGAAAAGCAAGCAGCACGTACACATCGTTGTGGACTCCCAGTTATGGAAGCAGTTCAAGATTGAGGCAATCAAGAGCGATGAGACAATGACCTCTCTGCTTGAGAAGCTTCTGAAGGAGCGCATGGGTATCGAAGAATCCAGCAATGAGGAATCAGAATCTAAGGGGGGGTTAAAGGGGGGGTCTTCTTTAAACCCTAAAACACCTATTTCTGATAAAGAGGGTTCTAATAGCTTAACCGCTCCAGTAGATAATCCCGTTTATGACAGCGTAAAAGAAATCTACAATCAAGTGGCGCGGGATACCAAATCTGACGGGTTGCCAGGTTTCAGCACATGCAGAAGGCTCGACGCCAAAAGAAAGCGCGGAATCGAACGGCTTGAAAAGGCACTGGGAGAAAACCCTGATTATCTTGGCTATTTCAAGAAATGCTCAAGCAACCGACACTGGCGCGGCGAAAATAACCGGGGGTGGAGAGCTGACCTTGAGTTCCTGACCAGAGATGACATCATCTCGAAAGCTCTGGAAATCGAAGAGACAAGCATTATCCAGCCAGAAGTATTTGAAAACCCGGACAATGCCGTGGAATCCGCGAAAACAAGAATCCGGCGATTCCTCGATAAGCCACATACCTCGGAAGATATTTCCCAGTTCATGCCGTGTATCGAAGTCTCTGTTCCCAGAAACAGGCTGGATGAAGTCATGAAATACTTCCAAGATTATTCTTCTTACGTTTCGATTAGACAAAACGCCTATGGACCCGGAGGTGTGTGATGATGGAGAAGTTCGAGGTGGAGCGGTTACTTCGAGCTTTCGGAAGAAAGTCTCATGAACATGTGCTTGAAAGCTATCTGGAGTTTGTCAAAGATTTCGACCCAAACGAAGTCAAGAAAGCTGTAGACTTTGCCATCGCAAACTCAGAGAAAGTTCCCGTGCCTGCTGAGCTAAGAAGATTCGCTGCAATCGGAAGGCAAGCAGAAGAAGCAAGCTGCTCTTTTTGCAAAGATAAAGGCTTCGTTCTTGTCGGAGCTGGAAACGAATACGATGAGAAAGGTTTCCGCTATATCGGGCATAACCTGCCGCTCCGATGTAAGTGCGGCGCTACCCCGCCAATGATAAACAGGCGATGGGCAAAAAGAAGCGAAACAAAAACGTGGCAAATCGCCAGACTTCTCGCACATAGCCTTTCCGAAAGAGCCGCTGAATCAAACATGATTGAAAGCCAAGAAGAATGGCGAGACTTTTGGTGGAATAAAGAAAACATAAAAACATGGGTTGGGCTCGCTAAAAGAGTCGGAGGACTCAGAGAACTTGTTCGACTCTCAGATCTCATAAAAGGATCCGACCCAGATGATTGCGCTGAAGCGCCAGAAAAGCTATGCAATCGCCTCCTTTCTGCAGCCCGAACACTCACAAAAGAAGACGGGCCTGTTTCTTTCTTTCAAGGGGTGCCGGTATGAGCGAACAAGATGAAATTGATATCCAGCTTGCCAAAAGGTTCGAGGACATTGGCGAGTTTGTTTTTAGTCTAACTGAGAAAAAAGATTGCGAAATAACTTCCGCCGTCTTTAAATGTTGGAAACCATGAATGACGAAAAAAAAGCCATGAGTTCGTATAGCTTTACCTCCATTGCTCATGGCTTGCCGGTAACTCCCCACATAGGCAAAGCCCTCCGTGGTGCTCAACCAAGGTTTTGCCACGGGAGTTACCGGCTATGAATGACACACAAGGGGCTTCCCCAATCGAGGCACCGATTCGGTTTTCTGTTCCCTGCGAACCGAAGGGGAAGTCCCGACCCCGATTTTCAAAAAGTTTTGTCTATACAGACAAAAAACAAGTGAACTGGGAGCAGATGTTCGCGTTGTACGCAAACGAGCACCGACCAGAAAGCCCCATTGAAGGGCCTATATCTCTCAGCATTTTGTTTGTGCTCAACCGGCCTAAGCGCCTGCAGCGCAAGAAAGACCCGGACTGTAAAATCGCTTGCGATAAAAAACCGGACCTTGACAACATGATCAAGAGCGTTCAAGATTCTCTCAACGGCCAAGGCTGGTGGCACGATGATGCCCAGATAGCCCGAATCGTTTCTGGCAAGTGCTACTCCGAGAGGGGGATGCCTGCAAGGATTGAAGTACAAATCTCGCCAATAACCGATCCGAAAGAGAGAGAACAATGAGCCACGACCAGAAAAAAGACCTGACGTTCAACCAGAAATACGCAGGCCGCTCTCGTGTGCGCCGCGACCTTAACACAATCAAGGATGTCCTCCCGGCTTCCGCTGGAACAACAAGCGGTGTGACCCGCTACAATGTTGGTCAGCTTGTTGGCGGCACAATGCAGATGGCTACTGTGAACTTTGGTCCTAGCTACGGCCCGACCATAGGAACCGGGCCAAACGCCTCGACTACATTTGCCAGCCTCAACAGCAACAACGCTCTTCAGGTATGTCTATGGCGCGGCCCAAGAGACTCAAGTGTCGGCGCTCCTGCTGATGGGCTGGCTACGAAAAGCCAAATCATTATCCATAAGGTTCTTATGTTTGTGACAACCCAGTGGGATGGCACAACTTCAGCGACAATCCAAGTCGGGAACGGCGGTGGAAACTCCAACTTCCATTATGATTCCGCTTATATCGACGGAACCGTCAACCTGCATAACGTGGATAGCACTTACGCCTACGCTTTTCCTTCAGCAACAAGCAACGCTGGTGATGCGAATAAGTGGGGAGTATGGTCCGGGTGGACCGACGATGACGAGCGAAACGCTGGAGCCAATGATGGCGTTGCGCCCGCGAACGGCGGCTTGAACGAGGGTACCGCAGATACCTTTGCTTTTTCCGGGTCTAACGCGCTTTACAATCATGGAATCTGGGTGAAACTTGCCCTGGGTGCCGGGAAAGACTGCGCTGACCTTACCGCTGGCGGCATTCAGCTACAGATTTTCTATACACTGATTGCTGACTAATGGGTGTTCGTAGACGACGAAAAGGCCAGCCTGTTCAGATCATCTTAGATGGTAGATCTTTTCAGGAACTTGAAATGCACGCGCGGGATGCTGAGCGACAGCAAAAAGCACAAGAGCGGTTTATATCTAAACATCGCAACTCCAAAGCAGCGAATCGCTCTTTGGCAGAAACGCTCAGCTCCGCCGTGCAGTCAATGAGGATTGAAGATGCCTAGACCTAAAAAGACCAAAGCCTCTCCTAAGTCGAAGCGAAGCGCGAAGAAAGCTGCAATGAGAACTGGTGGGTTAGGGGGCAATCGCAAGCGATCTGGCAAAATGGAAAAACACCAATACGAGAGATTTAAGTCCGGTAAAGGGGGGTTTTTCCAGTCAGATATTGATTATGAAAAAACCGTTTTAGAAAAGCAGGCCAAACGCTCCAAGCTCCGTAAAGAGTCTGCGTTAATGAAGCATTACACAGACCCGATCAGGAACAGAGCGGGCATGAAAAAACGGGCGAAAAAAAGAGGCGAGCCAGAAACCAATCTAAAAAGAACTAAGCGATCCGTAGCGAAAGGGGTAAAAGCCGCAAAACATAGCAAAAAAGCAATAAGCGCAGCCAAGGCGTTAAAGGCAGCGGGAAAAGTCTTTACTTTGACCGCAGGCGGGCTTGCTGGTTTTGCTGGAGATGCTGCGTTTAGCATGGGCTCCAGCATGGCCGCGAGCCATCGCAAGTCCGGTAAGAAGACCGCTCTTCAAAAGGTTCGCGCAAGAACACGCAAGGCAGCGAAAGCCGGTAAGCCACGTTACGGTAGCTGGGACGCCGCACTCAATGCTGACAGGAAGAGACGCTAATGCCTAAAGTCGGGAAGAAGAAGTTTCCTTACACCAAGAAAGGGAAGACCGCTGCTAAGGCCTACGCTAAGAAGACCAAGAAAAGGGTTGTGCGAAAGAAGGGGTACTAATGCCCACAGCAAAGCCAAAGAAACGAAAACGTAACTACCGCAGAGAGTACGACACGTACCATGCGAAGTCTAAGCAGAAAAAGAACAGGGCTAAGCGCAATGCCGCCAACCGAAAAATGAAGCCCGGTCCAGGGAAAGAGGTTGACCATAAACGGCCTTTATCTAAAGGTGGAGGTAACGGGAAAAAAAATCTTAGGGTTGTTTCTCGAACCACGAACCGAAAAAAGGGGGCTAAGGTTGCCAAAAGGAAAAAACGCTGACCCAGAGCTTCTTGGCCTGAAAAACAAACTTCTTGCTTCATTGCGTGAGGGTGATGTTGAGACTGCAGCCGACACTTTGCTTGAAGTTTGGGCTCATCACGGCATAATAAATGGCAATATCCAGTTTCTAGACCGTTTCGCTGTCGGCTCTGGACTCGTGGGCGGGCTGAAAGAACGCAAGCGCGTAGCAAGCATGTTGGCAAATCAAATGTCTCGTGCATTAGACTCAGTAGAAGCCAAAGAGTTAGAGCCGGATTATGAATCCAGGCTTTCTCAATGAGTGCTAAGCAAGATTATTTAAATAGATGCAAAGAAGAGAGGCTTTTTTTTCTTCGCAACGAATGCTGGATTCGTCCTAAAAGCAAAGCAAACGGAGGGCTTGTCCAGCTACATCCAAACCCAGGCCAAATGGCCGTTTTGGACAAAATAAAGCAGCTTGAAGAAGAGCAAAGGCCTATTAGACTTTTGATTCTAAAAGCGAGGCAATGGGGGTGCTCTACGGTTGTGCAGGGCGTTGTTATGCACCGATCCCGATTCCATCCGTATCATGACGCCCTGGTCATCGGCAATCGCGACCAAACAACCAAGAATCTCATGGGGATGAACCGCCGTATGTATGAGGCGTTTTCTCCGGCTATTCTAGAGGGCTGGGGAAGAAAAATATCCCAGACAGATAAAAACTATGAGTGGGAAAATGGCTCCGTTCTGCAGATTGATACCGCGGGACAGCCGGAAGCTGCGCGATCATCAACCCGTGATTTCATTCACGGAACTGAGGTTGCTTTCTGGCCCAATGGTGGGTCTGTTTTAGATGCTATGCTTCCGGGTGTTCCAGACACTCCTGAGTCAATGGTTATATTGGAATCAACATCTAATGGTGATGCTGGTATATTTTGGGAGCTTTGGAACGGATCAAAAGATGACCAGTTTTCAGACTGGGTGCGTATTTTCGTTCCCTGGTCTGTGCATCCAGAGTACACGGACAAGGTGGACCCTGAGCTTCAAGAGCTTGGAAACCTTGCTGCATCTGGAGATAAAGACGCCCTAGACCAAATAGAATGGCTTGGCGAAGACGAGCGGCAGTGGCTTCTTGGGAATGTTTTAGACATTAATCAGCTGCATTGGCGTCGAAGGATTATTGCCTCAAAGTTCAAGGGTCGAGAGGAGCAATTTTGTAGAGAATATCCGCTAAATGAAGAAGAGGCTTTTCGCGCAGCTTCTGGTGGGTTTTTGACTGGTGATGGCCTGAAACTGCAGACAGAACATGAAAGCTACTCTTTCCGCAAATATAACGTAGACTTTAACGTTCCTGGTTACGAAGAATATGCGCTGTCTATGATACCATACGAGGACAGACCGGAACCTCACCAGGATGAAAACGGATGGGTACAAGTATTAGAGCCTCCAACTCACGGGAACGTGTACGTGATGGGCGTAGATCCATCCGAAGGAGTTGGGAACGATTACGCGGCGTTCGCAATAAGAACAGAGGGACGCGTAGTATGCGCCGGGTACCGAAATGACCTGTCAACCGACGTGTTTGCTGAACATTTATACTCGGTTGGACGCTGGTATAATGATGCCGCCATAAACATAGAACGTGCCGGTGGCGGGATGGCAATGATCAATACGCTTCTTCGGCTTTCTTATCCGAAAATGTACACAACAGAAGCTTTTGACGAATCAGGCGAAAGCACAAGCAAACGCATAGGTTTTGTTCCTGGTACAGAAAATAAACGAAGCCTTTTATCTATGTTTCGGCATTCGTGTAACACTGGAAATGTTTTGCTGCAGCTTCCAAGGTTATGCCAGGAAGCTCGCTGGATGCGGTTGATGTTGCGAGGAAATACCGAATGGACGCAACATTATGATTGGCTTTGCCCTGGTAAAGGCAGGTCAAGCGTAAATGGGGAAAGGATATCCGATGATCTTTTTATGGCTGCAGCTTTGACTGAGGTCATTGCTAGAGATCATGAATGGATGAAAGAAATGGAACAAGAATACGCTTCAACAGGCAGACCAGACAAAATTGTGCGGTCTAACGATGACGGTCTTGATTTACATAATCCCTTGTTTGTGCAGAATGAAGAAAGGGATGGATTTAATCCGTTTATTGGTGAGGACGGAAAAACAGTAGCGTATGACCCGTTTGAGCCGTATCCTGACACCGATAACGATGAACAACTAATATTGCCGTTGCCATGACACACGAGATTGTTTTTCTTATGTTTGCTCTTATCGCTGGACACGTTTTGTCGGTCGGGCTTATTATGTTTGGAATGAAGCATGTTGTTTCTGAGCTGAAGTCTGTGGTATTAGAGCGCGAATCAACAAACCGAATGTTCTACGCAGAAGGGCCTGAAACAGGCAGAGATTCATCAGTGTTATACACAGTAGATGGAGGCAACAATGGCGATAATGCCTAGTGGAATGCAGCAAAGGCAAGGTCAGGCCCCGCCAACTCAATCTGGTGGCGATGGTTTTTGGGATGTGATTGTTCCTTTAGTTGTTGGATCTGCGGTAACTGCTGGTTTGGGTTTTGCGCTTACTCCTGCGGGCGCTGCAACGGTTGCCCCAAGTTTAGGATCAAGCCTTGGTTTAGGCGCAAAAGCTGCCGGGGCTGTAGGAACTGCGGCAGCGTCAACTGGTGGAGGAATGGCAGGTCAGCTTACAGCAAAAGCCATGCACGATCCGACTCAAGTTCAGTATTCCCCAAACTCTCAATTAAGGCAGCTTGCCACTAAACCACTTCAGCAACAGCAGCAAGCGCCAGCTCAGCAGCAAGCGACACCACAGCCGCAAACGCAAACGCAAGCGCAGGGCAACCCATTCATGACAGCGTTCAAGACCGGGTTTGCACGTGGAAGATAAGCAGCAAAAACTTATTAGCCTTATAGAATCACGGCTAGAAGCTTGTCTTGAATCGAAAAGCGACAGGCTTGAAGAAGCCATGGTTGTTTTGATGTCATATAGCGGCTTTTCTATCGACAAAGCCCGTGAATATGCTGAGTCGCATTCTCACAACACTACTCTTCCGCATTGGTTCAAAGATAAAGTTGTTCTCAATGTTTTGCAGCCTATATCAAGAACTGCGGCATCTATTGTGACCTCAAATAACCCTACATGGGTCGTTGAGCCGGTTGGGGATTCTGCTTCTAAATATCAGGCAGCTAGAGGGGTATCAAAGCTTCTTGATTATTTTTATAGAAGCAACCGGATATCAAGAATACTTGATGACATAGTTTTGCGGGCAACTTTGACAGGTTATGCTGGTATATTTGTCGATTGGGATTCTCAAATTGGTCGCGGAGATTTTAGCGATACGGCTGAAGGAAGAGAGGGGTGGTTTGTTGTAGAGCCTGTAGATATTTTCAATCTGCACTTTGAACCTGGGGTTGGCGGTGTAGATAACGCCCATTGGTGTATCAAAGAATCTACAATGAATATTGATGCGGCTAGGCTTTATTTTGACAACAACGACATCCAGTTTGAGCAAGACAGCGGCATTGGAAGCAACGGGACTGTAAAAAGACAGCTAAAGATTGTTTCTGATGCGGAATCAAGCGGCGATGTTTCGGATGAAAGTGGTCGAGTAAGGGTGTTGCATTACTGGCAAAAGCCAGGGCTAAATCACCCTAAAGGCCTTGAAATCATTGTTGCTGGCGATTCAATCGTGTCCATAAAAGAAGAGCTTCTTATGGGCGAGTTTCCTGTTTATATGATGAGGTTTATTACAGAGCCTCACAGAGATTACGGTTCCGGTTTAGGTCCCACGTTGCTTCAAATGCAGCGTGATTTGACAATGACATGGAATGGTTATCGAGCCAGGAGAGATCAGGAGATTCGACCGCCCTGGATGGTTCCCGCTGGAAGCACTACTCGTGGAATCAACACATATCCAGGCGCTATAAATGAGCTAAACCCAAGGGCTCCAGCCCCTACTCCTTTAAAGCTAGACCCTATGAGTCAAGTTGTTGGTGGTTTTTCTGACAGAACCATGCAAATGATGGAGTATATTGCAGGCATTAATGATGCAAGTCGCGGTGAAGCTCCTACCAGCAACGCTACAGGAAGGCTTACGGCGTTTCTTGCAGAGCTTGATAATAGAAAGCTTGGCCCAACCGTAAGAAGCATGGGAGACATGCTTTCAAAATGCGGTAAAAGAATGGTTAGGCTTTGGCAAAGGTTTGGGGCTGAAAGTGTAACCGTTACAGTTCTTGGATCTGGTCATGCTGCAGAGGTTGCAGAGATAAGGCGAGAAGATATCCTTTGGAATGATATTGATGTGGATATTGCCAGCCTTATGCCTAGACAGCAGCCACTAAGACAAGAAACTATTCTGAATCTTATTCAGATGGGCGTCATAGATAAAAAACAAGCTTTGGATGCTCTTGAGTTTGGCGGATTTGATGAAGCAATGGGCTTGAAATCAACGGAAGCCCTTAATGCAAGAGCGCAAAATGCAGAGCTTGCTGATATAAGCATTTTGGAAGAAGATGTTCCCGTTCTTGATGAAGAAGAGCATGAAACTCACATTAGGGAACACGGTAAGTATCTTATTATGGAGCATCCTGGTGATGTAATCCGTAAAAGATTTGAGCGTCATATTGCATTACATAAAGACGCTATAATGAAGCTTGAGATTGAAAAGCAACAGAGGGCTATGGCGGTTCAAGCAGCCACTCAACAGCCGGAAAGTCCGGGGATGAGTTCGCCTTCGCAAAAACCAGAGTTGGCAATTGCTGGCTCGGCAGCATCTCCGGGCGGCGTACCTCCTGATATGGTTTCTATGAAAGAACCGGGGGTTGACATGGCAGAAGAAGCTGCTTTAGCATCTATGGCGGGTATTGAATAATGGCTGATGAAACACAACAAATACCAACAGAGGCACCAGGCTTAACAGAACCGGCAGGACCGGAAGGTTTGAGTTTGGACAC